CCACCTATCTTTTCAGGTGTACCATATCTAAAACGTACATTATCACCACCTACCCATTGTCCTTCAGCTGTAGTTTCAGTGATCTGTTTATTAAACCCCGGTTGAAAACCTATCTTTTGTAGCATATGAATCCTATTTTAATCTAGATTATACCATATTAAACCACCCAGTTGCAATATACTTTTCTTGGGTGGGAGAGGGTATTCCTCTGTGAGTATGCGTCCAATCTGCAGGCCATATAACAGATAATCCTTTTTTAGGTTTTATTTTAAGTTTTTGATAGTACCATTCTGTTTCACCTTGATCGGTTACATCATTTAAATAAGTCATAAATACTAAAGTTCTACTTATAATAGGTTCTCCTAAATCCGATCTTTCAAAATGCCAAGTTTTAAAACCTCCTCCAGGATAATAGTGTTGTATAATAAAAGCCTCTTTAGTGTGAACATTTATTTTTTCTTTTAAAATAAAATGTAAATCAAAATATTGAATTAAAGCTTTTTCTAATTCTTTATAATAATCTTTTACAAAAGAAAGTTCGCTATTAGGATATATATTAAGATCAATTGAATCTTTTATATTTTTATCAATTTTATTTCCAGTAATATATCCAGCTCTTTTTTTATTACTTGTGATATGATGATCTATTAATTTATTACAAATATCTTTATCAATATTAAATTGATATATAAAATTAGACATTTTTAAAATCTGCAGGTAAACCTAAATGTAATCTACCATCATATTTATTGGTTTCCCCTTGAGTTTCTATATTATTATAATGTAGAAATACTTGAGCACAATTATCTCCTTCAAATTTTTCTCTCCAATGTTCTAGTATGCAACCAGAATAAACTAACATATCTCCAGGTTCTAAATCTACTTTTACACCTGGTGTATTTTCAGATTTATAAACACCATCAGTATCAAATCTACCTTTTGTTTCATCGGGTTCTAAATATATTGGCCAACTATCTCCGCCTAAATTCATTGTGGTAGATATTTCACAAGACATTCTATCTTTATGTCTATGAAGAACATCATCTTTTTTATATATTCTTGCATAAGCATAAGTAGGTAGTAATTTTAAACCTGTTTTTTCTTCCATTATAGGTTTTACTTTTTCTAATAAAGTTTCCATTAATATATCGGCATAATGAGAATAAGTTTCAGGTACCTGTGCATCATTCCAAACACCTAACATTGTTTCAAATGGTGGAATCCAATTATTATCAAATAGTGTTCTTGCAACTTTTCTTTTTAATAAAAAATATTGATATGCAAAATCAGCTAATTCTTTTGATATGGCAGATTTAATTATTGTGTATTTTTGTTCTTTAAATGACATTTTATTTCTCCTAGTTAAAGTTTATATCAAAGTTTTTATATTTATTAATAACTTCTTTTGGTAAAATTTTTTCTACCTCAATTAAATTTTTTTCAATATTATCTGTTTTTATTGTATGAAAATTTCCAGATAATACACTATCATCATACCCTATATCATTAATTTTAAACTGTTGAATGTTATTTAAATCAGGTTCTAAATAATCAATATTTATAAATTTACATATTTTTTTTATACATTCACAAATATCATTTACTAAATCATCATAAGTTATTAACAAATATTCTTTTTTATTATCGATGATATTTTGAATTGATTTTAAAGAATCTGATAAAATAGTTTCTTTTAATAATAAATTATCACAATGTTCAACAACATTGGAGGGTTTTTCTATTTTTACAAAAGAAGCCAATACTTCTAATAATGGTCTATGTAATATTATAAATTTATTGTTTACTGGCATATGCTCTAATATATTTAAATGAAATCCCCATGCAGCTCTGTCTATAATGGTATTACAATTATAGTGGGCATAATAATTTTCAAATAAATTATCTATAATATTATCAATACCTTTAAAATCAGGAAAATTGTGAAATCTAATATTTTTTTTAGTTTCTATAATATTATTAATTAGTAATGGTAAAACACTATTTGGAGATATTTTTGCTTGAGGGTGTTGATTAAAAACACTAGCTAATAGTGTATTACCTGCTCTAGGCATACTTGATAAAAAATAAAAATTCATTGCCAAGGTTTTCCGCAGTTCCACATAACTAAAGAATATCTTGTTCCTTCAGTTACTGGTTTTACTCTATGATATATAAAAGAAGGAAATACAATAATAGATCCTTTAGGCATAATTTCATAACACGTTTTATCAACAAAGTTTCCATCTGTATCGTTTTGAAACCTAAATTCAAACTCTCCTCCTTTGTAGTCTGTAGGATCCGATAAAGAACAAGATACAGATAATTTTCTAATTTTACCTTCCATAGGCCCTTTTTCAAGGTAGGGTTCTTTCCAACTATCACAATGCCAGTCATAAAATTGATTTAATTTATATTTAGTAAATTGAGCATTTTCAGAAATATCCCATTGAAAATTCCACCCAGAATTATAATTAGCTACTCGAACATAATGATGAATATAGTTATACAACCATCTTTCATTTAACCAAACAATATTGGAATCCCGTCTTTTTTTTAAATCTTTTAATTCTTCTTCTTTTAAATCTTTTTCAGTTTGTACCTCATTACTTTTTTTAGTGCTTACACCACCAGTAATTCCTATTCGTTCTTTTTTAGAATTACCAAATTCAATTAACTTGTCACAAAAGTGACTCGGTAAAGCGGATTTAAAATACCAATAACTATATTTAAGATTCATATTAAAAGTTTAATGCTAAAGTTATTCTGTTTTCTTCTGATTTTAATTCATCAACCATATGTTGTTCATAAGATCTAAATATTAATACATTATTTAAAGCTAGTTGAAACCAATATTCTCTAGCATTTAAATCATTTACTTCTGAAATATCTAATGGGTACATATCATTAACTGGGTGTTTAAACCAAATTTTAGGTTCAGGTACAGGTGTTTTTAATACATATATAGCACTAAAAATACTAGATGGGTGATAATGATATTCTTGATAGTCACCTTTTTCATATATATTAAACCAACAAGAATTACATTTATGTTTTGTTTTTGAACCAAGTTTTAAAGATAATAGATTTACTTGATCTGTAATAAGATTAATTATTTTATCAAAAGATTTTTCTTTAATTAAATCTACAACTTGATTTGAATTATAAACATCACAATGCCATTTATTACCACCACTTTTATTATTTTGTTTTATTGAATAACATTCTTTTATTAAAGAATTTATTTCTTCTTGATTCAATAAAGAATGTTCTCTTGCAAAAATACTACTAAATGTTGATGTTAAATGCATATCTTTATGCATTCATTTATACATTATTTAATGAATAAGTCTAGGCTTACGTTGGCCAAGTTCCTGATTTACGTGCAGAAAATTGAGATTTTAAAGACCATACACCTGATGCTGATCCTGGTTCAATAACAGCAACTTGTCCTGGTCCTCCAGTTCTTCCTCCAGATTGTCCACCACCACCTCCGCCACCAGAGTTGGCTACAGGGCCACTAAAATTATTATATTCAGGAAAACTAGGATTGGCTACAAAAGGACTATGTGGAGTTCCTCCACCTTTACCACCATCACCTCTAGCAGTTGGTGGATAAGCAGTTTGAGGTCCACCTCCACCTCCTCCGCAGAAAAAACCATCTTGAGAATTTTGAGTTATATACCAAGGTTGACTTGGACCAAATACTGGTCTTACATCGGCACCACTACCGCCATTTCCACCAGCGTAGTTTCCACCACCTGGACCTGTAGATGTACCCGCTGCACCAGCACCTCCTCCACCATTACCACCTATATTACCAGGCCCTGAAGTAGGTCCTGCTCCTACATTACCACTTCCATAAGTTCCTGAATTTCCAGGTTGACTTGGTTGAGTAGCACTACCACCTGGACCAACGGATGGCCCTGGGCCTCCGCCACCACCACCTGATCCACCAGGTGCTCCAGGCCCTGATGGAGTATTTCCACCAGCACCACCACCTTTTGCAATTAAATAATATGGGTTTGGAGCTGATCCAAAAGTAGTGTCGCTGCCAGTTGAACTTCCAGCTCCACCACCACCAATAGAAACTGGTATAGGTGTTCCTCCGCCAACAGATAAAGCAGGCACAAGAATAAAACCTCCGCCTCCTCCGCCGCCAGCTTTATTAACTCCTGTAGAACCACCGCCACCACCTCCAGCAGCTACAAATACTCCAACATTTCCTGTAGAAGGTCTTGAGGTAAAAGTTCCTGGTCCTGTAAATCTAGTTATTAATTCTGTAATAGGATCATTATTGACTCCGATAACTCCGCCATTTCCTCTAGCCATTATCTACCTCCCATTGTAAAGTTGTTGAATTCCATATGTAATTATTTTCTAAAACATTGTCTTTTGTAAAAGTCTGTGCAATCCATCTTTGATTAGCTTCGTCCCAATTATAAATATAAGGTTGTTCATAACTAACACCTGCTGGACTTTGAAGAGTTATACCAGTTGTAGTAATTGTTGGAAATGCTACAGGTGGTTCCCAAGTACAAGTATCTTGTTTTACTGTCCACGAATCATAAGGTTTTGGCCCTGCAGTAAATCCATCTAAAGATGAAATATAATGACAACCAATTCCAGGATAATTCATTCTATAAGCTTTTGTTTGATCAGAATCTAATTCTCCTGTGCTTGGATCATAATATTTTCCATGTTTTGTATGGTAAGAACCTTGTTTCCAAGTTCCTCCACCAAAATTATCTGAAACCCATTGCTCAGCTTGAGTAGATTTTTCTCCACCATTAGCCTCAACATCAGAATTATTAATAACTCTTACATCTACTACAATATTGTTTTCATCTATTTTTGCAAAATGTGCCATTAACTACTCCAATTACCTGCTTTTACATAATCATAAACTTCACTAATCTTAAATACTCCACTTGCAGCAAACTCACTATAACCTGGGTATTTAACTAAAACTTGACCAGAACCACCATTACCCGCATTAGTTCCTTGAGAATCAGAACTTGCTCCACCAGCTCCACCAGAATTTGTAACACCAGCTCCACCTGGACTTGAACCAGGATTAGAAGAAGAACCAGCTCCACCACTTCCATCAGGAGAACCTGATCCTGCATCACCAGGATATCTTGATCCAGAAATATCTGAACCACCGCCACCACCTCCAGCGTAGTTAACACCGTTTGATGGATAATAAGGTTGAGGAGCAGCTCCAAATAAAGGTTGTGCACTTTTTCCAACTCCACCAGGGCCACCGCCACTAGGTGCAGGTGAACCAGCACCTCCAGCTCCGGCACCGCCACCACCTTTTCTTTGTGGATCTAATCCAGCTCCACCAGTATTTCCAAATCCAAAAGGTGCAGTAGGTGCAGGCATAGAAGGAGCTTGTGTTGAAGATCCTCCAGGAGAGCCTCCTCCACCTTCACCTTGATTACCAGATCCTGAACCACCTGGATTTGAATTATTTGTTCCACCTCTAATTGCCTCTAATCCCCAAGGTTGACCTGGTGCAAAAGTAGAAGGGTTTCCAGCAGTTGAAGTTCCTGAAGGCCAAGTTCCGCCAGCTCCACCAGCTCCTACAGTAATTGCGTGAGGGCCACTTGGAATAGAATAACCTGGAATTAAAATCATTCCTCCTCCACCGCCTCCTCCTCCAGAGGGGCCTTTTTGACCAGCTCCACCACCACCTACTATTAATAGGTCTACAGTAGTTACAGGTCTTGTAAAAGTTCCAGGTGCATTAAAAGCATCAACTCCAGCAGCTACTGGAACGTTTCCTACTGGATTAACTGGTCCTATAATTCCACCATTAGCCATAATTAATTACCTGTTGCGAACCAACTATTATTAGTTGGGTTCCATTCAAATTCATTGTTGTCAGCATCATAACCTAACCATTTAGTATTAGTTTCATCCCAAACCATATCATAGTATATACCATCTCCATAAGTTTTTATAGAGGGATAATTCACTGGAGGATCCCAAAGACAAGTATCTTCATTTAAAACCCAAGAACTAAATTCAACTGAACCGTCATTTGATCTAGGTTTAGGTGGGATAAATGCATCTCTATCTGAATCATATGTGTATCCAACACCAGCATAATTTTTTCTAAAAGGGGTTCCACCATTTACGTGTTGATTACCTCTTGTGTTAAATGAAGTTCTTTTCCAAAAAGTTTCTGGATAAACTCCACCATTTTCTTGTAAAGTAGTTTGATCTATAGGATGAAAATCCTTAACCCATTGTTCGCACTCAGCTGAATCTTGACCACCGTGTGCTTGACACTGGTCATCTCCTACAACTAATACTCTTATGACTTTTTTATTGTCAGATCTGATTTCAGCAAAGTGAGCCATCTAGGTGAACTCCTATGCGTCGTCTAATATTTCGTATGAAATTAAACACACTAGATCTCCATTTGCAGATGCGCCACCTTCAATTGAATCACCTTCTTCTAAATAAAAACTATTGTTTTTATCTATCACAGATAGTGTAGCGTCTGCAGGTACTGAGATTGTGCTCGCTATTGCTCTAGTGTTTGTTTGATCGTTATATGTAATTGTAACATCAGCGGCATTTGAACCATCGATGTTAGCAACCATGATTGAATTAATTTTATAAACTTTGTCTGTAGCTGCAGTTAACAAAGTTGTTGTTAAAGTTGTATCTAAAGCAAACGTATCCGTTTTGCCTAGAATAGAACTTACATTTACTATATTTGGGTTTGCCATAATTATCTCCTTTTATCCGAAAATCATTGCCATTGCAATAGCTTTTCCTGTTGATGTTGCAGTATTATCTTGGAAGGTTGGAGCAGATCCCGCACCTGTTGATGTTAATATTTGCCCTGAAGTCCCTT